TTATACTCAGGGCCAAGTCTTTCGTAACCCTCAGTTGCTTTAAGCCACTTATAGAAATGGTATTCCCAATCTAATAAGACGCCATCGCAGTCTGTTAATATTAATTTATCTCTAAGCTCGCGCATATCTACTTCTCCTTGCAACTGATTCATCATAACGATCCATTGTATCCCATGCTTCTTTAGGTAACTCAGCGTAGGCACAACCCATTTGTTTTTCTAGATCAGGGGTAATCAATGTATCAGGATCTAAGAAAGGATGGAAGCCAGCTTCATCAAGCCAGAGACCACACGATCTAAGACGAATACCCTTGTCTTTTAATTGGTGTATAGTAACACGTTTATCTTCTCTAATCCAGCTCATGATGTCTTCCCCTTCTTTTTAGATGGACCCATCACAGATCTACCTTTGAAGTAGCCACCGCTTTGCTTTTCTAAAGTCTTACGATTCTCTTCAGGTGTAACAACCCTGAACTTATCAGGGTTTGCGTCTATAAAATCTTGTGATTCTTTTGATCTCTTAGTCATTATAAAGTCCTCTCATAAATTGCAAATGTATCAGCCATTGCTTTATGACACCAAGCTTGAGGCCTTTTGTGATAGCCAGTCTTATTGGCTGGTGTTTTGTACTTAGCAGCACCACGGAATACGTATCGTAATCCCTTGACACCTTGCATACCGTCAGCATACAATAGAGAACCTTGGATTTGTTTAAGGTATTTCATAGGAATGCCTTTGGCAAATGAAGCTTCTTCGATAGGGCTTTGGTATTTAGTTAGTATTTCTATTAATTTGATATTCATGTAACTCCTTTTTTATTTAAACTCAAGTACTATTTTAACACATTTTGCCGCGCAAGTGTGACTATTTAACACAGAAATAGTGTGTCTATTGTGGGGCGAGAAACGGGACTCGAACCCGCGACAACCGGAATCACAATCCGGGGCTCTACCAGCTGAGCTATTCACGCCATCGCCATCATTTGATCAGGTGTAACTTTGATCAAGTTGTGATTTGATAATGACATATGTTGTAACACTTTGTCCATATGCATTGACACATGCAAACAACGATCATCAATCACACATCCAGGGTGATCATCATTATCAGTTAAGACCATAACACCAGCATCGATTAATGCATTGATGTTAGATAATTTTAAATTGTGTTGTTGCAAGATAGCACGAACACCTTTATCAGGAACGTGATCCCAGTCTTGTTGACCTAAGGGACAACGAACGATATCAGCATCCATACCACATGCGTCTTTAGAGTTATCTAAACACACATCATCAGCAGCCCACAACAAATCATTTATAATCTTAGTTAAATCTTTTTTCATAACATTCCTTTTTTATTTGGTATAGGTATATTATATCATAGATTGAGCCGCTTGTGTGGAAACTTATGGTGCCAGGGTGCGGCTATTTTTCGCGCATCTGGACCAGTAGTTTTAGTACTGTTGTATGGCTTTAACGAGTTGCTTATCCCAATTATCGCGATGTTCGATGAACACCTGAGGCTCAGCATTGTCTACTGAGATAATTGTTACTAATTGTGTTACTGGTATACCAGTTCTCTCTTCCCATGCAATAGCATAGAAACATTCTTGCATGAAGTATTGATCAATCCATTCTTTCTTCTTCGTCTTCCTCGATGTCTTATAATCGATTATACTTAGTTTGCCATCGAACTCTGCCACACAGTCAACACGACCTGCAACCTTTAAGTGATCTGAATACAATGGCAATTCTTGTCCATACACTACACCTATTCTGGTGTCAAGTATATCTTTAATTCTATTGAAGTCATGTAGGATATTAGGCATTAAACCTTTCTTATAGTCAGGATCATTATTGACATAGTTCTCACACACGGCATGAACTGCTGTACCTCTTCCTGCTGCTTGTCTAGATATCTTATTTGCTTCTTCATGTCCAATACGATCTCGCCATGCCATTATAGCTGCCTTGCTAAGCTTACCGAGTACTGTTGTAATGGATGGATAATCACCCTTAGGTGTGGAATATCTTCTACCACTCTCTTTTGTTACTGCTACTAGATCATTATAACCTAGATCAATTGGGTCATGAACAAACATTACTTATCTCCACCTTGTTCTTTAGTTCCTTTATACATTCGGCTTTTACGACCTGCCAGTTTATGAATATCTTTCATCCTATCTTTAAATCCATCATTTGTTTTTGAATGAGCATCACCAGTTTGTGATACAACTTCTGGCATTGAATAGAATACTTGCTGACAATTATGTTCTTTATAATACTCATCAAGCTTAGTGAAAGACATGACATCTTCCCACTCTTTATCTGAGTCATTACTTTTGAATGTATAGATTGGCATCTGGTTTTTTCCTTTTAATTATACTACCCCACCATGCAACTAGCCACATTACTTTATGCGGGTGATGCTCAGGATCAGGTAATGTGTCTTTAAAATATTCCATGAACTCTCTTAACTCTTCGTCTGTCTTAAAATATCTCAAAACTCTCCAGCACACTCGACAAGCATCTTCATTCTATTCTCTACAAGGTACGTAAGTATATTCGTACGTGTAGGATATTTGTAACACTGATAATCAAATGATATTTCAGTTGCCATCCCTTGTGGTGTATTCTCTAGATCTATCATTTGTGCATTACGCATAAAGTTACGATAGACATTAGGTTTCATGATAGCTTCTAAGTCATCACGATTCTCCCAGTATTTATTTATAGCCTTTTGTGTCATAGGTGTTTGCCTAGCTGATGAAACAAATACATCATCATGAGAGTTGGCATTAGGAACACCATCACTTGAATCACCTTTAAGAATATGATCGAATAAGTAACGACGAGGATCTTCCTCTTTAATCATTTTATTAAACATAGGTGACCACTGTGTGACATGACCATCTACTTGTAATTGAATGAAGTCTTTATCAGCTGATATAATAATTACATCTTCACCTAAAAGAGGTTGGGCTGCTTCCTTAGTAAGTACTCCAATGATATCATCTGCTTCTGCACCATCTACTTTAATAACAGCATAAGGGAAGTTAGTACGTAGATCATTAAGAGTATCTTCTATTAAGTCGAAGATCATTGGCCAATCATGTTTATCTTTAGCACGATTAGTTTTGCGAGAGGCTTTATATTCAGGGAATACATCCTTACGCCAAGATCTACTATCACAGCAGATAACCATCTTGCCATACTTTGACTCTGGGTATTTGTTACGATACACACGAAGGTTATTGAGTATTATATGCTTAACTAAATTCTCACTTAACTCTTCACCGTGACTAAGCTGTCCCATTATAGAACCTATTGCTAAACCATTGAAATCAACTAAAACCATAATTTATTATCCTTTTATATATACATAGTATATTATAACATAGTTTTGTGTGTTTGTACATACTTTTCTGCTAAATTTTTAACAGATCCGCCACCAATCTTTATTGCTATAATACCATTGTAATTGTTAGGGTTCAATAGAACCTCTTCATCAAATTGTATCTTTGCTTCCATGTAGTTTGTATCACCACGTGTTTCACATAGGCATATGATCTCACGTTTGAAATTGTCTAGACCTAACTCTTCCATATCAGCGGTGAGTCTATTGCTCGATCCCCAATACTCTTTCCAGTTAGTTTCCTTTACAGACTTACGTTTTCTTTTAAAACCTTTTAAAGGCTTTAGCTTTTGGATTGTCTTGAAGTATTTACGGCCGACATAGTCATGTCCTGTGACCAAGTTGGTAATGCGATACACAAAACCATAAAAATCACCAATATCATCAGAAGTGAATTGTCTCCCATCAAGCGTCCAGTCGGTCGTCGTCATCTAGATCATATCCTCCACGCTGTGCCCATTCTAAATTCGAACCACAAAAAGGACAGTGCGTTACTTCAATGTCAAACTCAGCTGCTTCATGTTCAAAGCCTAAGTCTTCTTTAATATGAACCTCAAATGGTTCACTGTTACATTCGTTACAAATCATAAATCTAATTCCCCTATTGTCCAAAATGTCATCATATTATCATATGATCCTATATACTTCTCATCTATATATATCTGTGGAAATGTTCTAGTTCCTTGTGGAACTGCTTCAAAGAATTGTTCAGGTGTCCAATCAGGGCCCTCAACATTTCTCTCTTCGTAACTTACTCCTTTCTGATCTAAAATAGCTTTTGCTTTACTACAATAGATACAGTTGTTCTTACTCCATACAATTGCTCTACTCATAAACTTAATCCCTCGAATGAAGACTTATCTATGTCCTGTGTTATACCACCTAAAACATAAGATGTAATCTCGGTTTCTTGCGGAGCTACTTGAACTGCTCCTCCACTAATCCATTTCTCTGTCCATGGTAGTGGGTTGTGTAAATGCGTATGGAATGGTACATGATAGCTTAACGCTTTAATTCTCTTTGCACCTATCCATCTTACATACTCTTTAAGAAGTTCGGCATTCAATCCAATCATTGAACCGTTACCAAATAGGTAATCACACCACTCCTCTTCTTGAACTAATGCATCTTCAAATAATTGCATTACTTCATGTTCTGTTTCTTCTTTAATCTGTACGAAGTCTTTATCATCTTTAATAAGAGTTCGTATAATATTTAAACTTGCTGCAAGGTGTAAGTTCTCATCACGTGCAATAAGCTTAATGATTTTTGCATTACCTTCCATTTGCTTTAACTCAGCGAATGCCCATGAGCATGCAAAGCTTACGTAGAACCTAATACCTTCAAGAATATATATACTTATCATACATAGATATAACAGCTTCTTATGCTTAGAGCTACCGTGAGGGCCTCTATAATTGATCAGGTTGTCATAATGTACTGAGATAGAATTACCACACTCGGCAATTGCAGGGATAGATGTGATCTCGTCAAAGACCTTAGATGGATTAGGATATACATTTCTAATCACATGTGTATAAGATCTTGAATGAATAGTCTCAAAGAATGCCCATGTCTCAATCAATAACTCTAGTTCAGGATTACTTGCAATTGGCAATAGTGCCAAGTCAGGTGATCTACCTTGTACCGAGTCTAATAAGATTTGTCTCTTTAAATTTGCTGTGAAGATATGCTTCTCATTATCTGTTAGCTTACCAAAATCAATCTTGTCTTTTGTGACATCGATCTCATCAGGAGTCCAATAGTATGACAACATCTTCTCATACAGTTTTTGCAATGGTGGATACTTAACCATATCGTACCGTGCTATGTCGACACCTTCGTCAAAGAATAAATCCTTTTCCATGTGTCCCTTTGTGTTAATTTTAAATACAGATTTTTTCATACAATATACCAAGTTGGTACGACGGTCTTCCATGCTGCTATATGATTCTTATACTTCATATAATAATTTCTATAGGCAGTTATGCTATCGACATCTTTGACATCGTCAGGCATGGCTTGGGTCGGCTGTGTAAACGGACTATCACCACAATTACGTGGCGGGCTCTTTAGTACTTCTTTGAGTTTTACATACGACATATGATCCTTGCCGTAACGTATAACAAATTCATCATGGAGATGGCACCACATCTGATAGAGGAATGCGTAATTATTTATACTTTCTCGAAGCCACACATTGCTCGGATGATTAACATGTGAAGCTTTATATAAAGTATCTTCGTCATGTCTCCATCGTTTAATCTTTGATCCTATTTTATTCTTATCATAGTATGCTGCACCGTCTAATACTCGATGAGCTGTAGACATAAGCTGTGCATATTCCACAAGCATCTTACTACAATGTTTATCAAGGTGCATCTCTGCACTGGCTTTCGCATCACTGTCTAAATAAAATATATTCATTCTTTATCCTCAGTTATATGTATAGGTCTACAGCAGTCAGGGAAGACTACTATAGGTTCGAACTCCATCCATACAGTATCAGGATTGTCGAACTTATATTTTTTGTAATCTTCGAATTTGGTGACACGGACATTGCCGTCACCTAAAGGTTCTTTCATTAAACTCATGTATATATTATATCATAGTTTGTACGTAATGTACATCTATATTGTGAATGATTCTCCACAGCCACATCTGGCTTTTTCTTTAGGATTGTAGAATTCAAATCCTTCGTTAAGACCTTCATACTTATAGTCTATCTCACATCCATCTACATAAGCCAAAGACTTATGATCTATAACAACAGGAATACCTTTGACTATTTCTTTATCGTCTGTGATATTCTTATATACGGAATATTCTAAATGGTAAGCTAGGCCTGAACAGCCTGTAGTTTTAACTAATACCCGAAGCATCTGACCTTTCAGAAGTTTTTCTAATTTTTCAACAGCGTGGTCAGTAAGTGTTATCATGGTATTATTTATAAGAAGAACCGGAGTATTGGGTTATAAGGAACTCCGGAGAAAACCTCAACTAGTTGCCCTAGGCTGCTAGTGCATAATCGCTTGTGTTGCCGATTAAATTTTCATGTTTAAGTCTTTGTTGACTGACGAGCTTTGGGCGGATCTGCTACTTAATCGATGCCGAATCTCCCCCATCATAAATATACGGTTTGCCACAATGTGGACAGAATAATTTCTTTGGTTGCCAATCATCTGAGACAGCGATCGACCACCATCCCATACAATCTTTACAACTAAAATGCCAAATTATTTCTTTCATATACTTATGGTGGAGGAGGTGGGAATTGAACCCACGTGTTAAGTGCTCCTACCTAAACCTTTACGTCGTTCTCACTTCATTGAATAATGAATGTTATGCATCATCATGAGTTAGTAGCTTCCACAATACCGCTGCAGAAATCAAACCTACTAATCCAGCGTCACCTAGCTGAGAGACGATACCAATAATGGTACCAATAACGTCGCCACCTAAGAAAGGTACTGCTCCGCCGAAAACAATTTGTAACATGATCGCAAGACCAATTAAACTCATTGCTACCGTTGTTGCAGCTGCTACGCCGCTTGTGATTTTATCTAACATATATTCTCCTATGTCGTTTTTTAAAAAGTAGTTTAACCTTATCGCGAAGGTGGTTCATCCTTAAACTGTTCGTTTATTTTATCATTTAGTTCAAGGAATAGGGGGAACAGTGCATTGGATAACAATCCTATGAGAGCGAGTGTAACTATAAATCCCGCGCCTGTCCATGTAAGTAGTTCAATCATATTTTATTTATATATCCTGTTGCCTCCAGGCTACAAGATTTATTCAATTTAAAGAACCATTATAACATAATTTATAGGCAAAGTACACAGCAAACGCAACTATTTTGCTAAATTAGTTAAACAAATCCATATGGTGAAAGTTTAGCCGCTTTTCTTAGTCTTATCGAAGAAAGGCCAGATTTCTGGAGACTGATTAGTATCTGCTTTGTGCATACGATGCATCTTATCTATGTATTGATGTTGGTCTATATCAGGATCTATCATACCATCTTCAATGAGAGTATCCATCCAAGCAAAATAAACCTCTTGTTGATCAAATTTTAATTTATTAAATTTGTTATTATAAGACACAACTCTCACAATAATCATCATACTCTTTATCAGATGCAAAGTCTTTACGTTCATAATCCATAGTGTCTGATTCGTCTTCCGAAGCCATGTCATTTGTATTAAAGTAATACAATTGCTTACCACCATATTTATAGAAAGTAATAAGATCCTTCATCATCTCAGACATAGGAACTTTATTATCCTCATACTGAGCAGGATTATAACTGGTGTTAATAGACATACCTTGATCTACATACTTCTGAATAACAGCCATGATCTTTAAGTAACCATCGGGTCCTTTCTGATCCCATAGCAGATCATATTTGTTTTTCAGGTTATGAATTTGTGGTACAACCTGTGCCATCACTCCGTCCTTGGATTGCTTGTATGATACTAATGCTCTTGGTGGTTCTATACCATTCGTGGCATTACCGATCTGGGCTGAGGTTTCAGCTGGCATTATAGCCATTAACGTTGAATTTCTTATGCCATCCTTTAAAAGCTGCGCCCTGAGCGCCTTCCAAGGCATTCTTTCCTTATGTTTGACTAATTCATTGACCTCTTGTTTATATGTGTCTATTGGCAAGATACCATGCCCGTACTTAGTCTCTAAATTTTTATAACAAGTTCCACGCTCTTTTGCTAGATCTGCACTAGCTTTTATGAGATAATATGACCATGCTTCTGCGTACTCGTCAACGGTGGTAAGGGCTTCATCATTGTACTTTAATCCACGCTTCGCTAAGAAGTAGGCAAAGTTTATGATCCCTACACCTAATGGTCTGCGGTTCATTGTTGATCTTTGTGCTGCAACAATAGGATAGTCTTGATAATCTAATAGAGCATCAAGAGAACGTACAGCTAAATCACAATACTTCTCAAAGTCTTTAGGATCATTAATTAATCCCCAGTTAATTGCACTGAGAGTACATAAAGATATTTCACCTTTATTAGCATCATCATAAGACTCTAGTCCATGACTAGGTAGATTAATTTCACAACAAAGGTTAGACTGGTGTATCGGTGCTTGTTTCTCGATAAACGAACCGTGAGTATTTGCATGGTCTACATTCTGTAGATATATCCTTCCTGTCTCTTTACGTTCAGTTAGGAATTGAGAGAATACCTCAATGGCTGGTAGAGTCTTCTTACGGATCTTACGTGATCTCTCATACTTTTCATATAACTCTTTGAATAGATCTTGATCCTCAAAGAATGCATCGTATAACCCAGGCACATCATGAGGAGAGAAGAATGTAATGTTACCACCCTCTATTAATCTCTCATACATAAGCTTATTAAATTGGAATGCATAATCCATATTACGTACACGTGTCTCATCCGTACCACGATTATTCTTTAGAACAACAAGATCTTCAAATTCATAATGCCATACAGGAAGATAAACTGTTGCTGCACCACCACGTACTCCACCTTGTGAACATGACTTGACCGATGCTTGAAACAATTTAAGGAATGGAATTAATCCAGTGTGTACAACAGAGCCATCACCTATGTGTGAACCTACAGCTCTTAACTTACCAGCATTAATACCTAAGCCAGCTTTCTTTGAGATGTATTTAACGATTGATGTGGATGTTGCATTGATAGAGTTTAATGAATCATTGGTCTCAAGTACTACACACGAAGAGAACTGTCTTGTAGGTGTACGTACTCCAGCCATAATAGGGGTAGGTAGAGATATATAGAATTGAGATATA